CGCCCTTTGCCTCTGCCTGCACAGCCTGGCCGCGAACCTCTAGCCGGGTCTGCTCTAGTTGCGCCTCAATTTCGCGTATCTTGACAGCGGCTTGTGGGTCAGACTTTATTGCCGCGGCTACGGCGTCCGGTGTGCTGTCTACGCCGAGCGCACTGGCAAGCATTGACCCAACTGCGCCACCAGCAGGCCCGGCAAGCATTGACCCTGCCATGGGTGCGACAGAGCCTACAACGTCTTTTATCTTATCCCATGCGCTCATAGTCAGCCCGCCTTCAGCGACTGAACAGCCGCCATTAAACTTGTGTACTTGCCGCTAATGCGACCCCATGTTGCAGGCGAGCCCATTAACTCATTGGGCCGCACGCCAAGGTGAAACATGACCTGCTCTTGGCCTTGGTTGTTACGGGTGTCCGAGTACACTCCGATGCCAGTAAAGCCAATCGCCTCAGCTTCGTGCGCAACCGCTTCGGCTTGGATCCGGTTATAGACTCCGCCGATAAAGCAATCAACAGCCAGCACTTCGCCCCATTCATCAATGTTATGCTCCGACATCTTCCCACGGCCAAGGTTGCGGCCAAGGGCGTATTCGCTTCCTGATACGGCGATAGGGCTGCCCAGTCGGAATCTGAGAATGTCCAGCATGGTGACTAAGCGCGGGCTCATGTCGTCCGCCCAGTCTCTGAACTCTTCTGCGGAGAAGTGCTGTGCGTAAATCATGTCCACACAACCTCTGTGAGATCAGTCAAGGTGCCGGCTATAATCTGCGCAGCGTACTCGCCTTCGGCAGCAATCAGCTGCGACCGGCGCGCACCTATCGCACGAGCTGCGTCTTTTACGTCGGCCAGCGGGTTATTCTGATGGAACACACCGTCTGAGTCTTTCCAACTCGGGAATTCTGCCAAGCCCGCGTCTTCAATATACGTGATTGCCTCCTGCAACGTCTGCCGATTGCCGGGGTTGCCTGCGTAGCGGATGTTGTTGATAACTACGCCCTGCTGTTCTTGCTCTTTGCGCGCTTGTGTTAGCTGGGTAATCAACGCCTGACTAATCTCACCAACTGACGGCACACCGTAATCTCCATCGACATTGGCAGTTAGTCGATAGTCCAGAAATACAAGCGTTTCGCCCTGCGAGGCGTGGTGAGCGCGGATGGCATCGCTGTCCTGCTCGTATTGCGTGCCGGTGAATTTTCCGTTTTTAATAACTGTTAATAGTCTCATTATTTTATCCTTATTGGAATATAATACCATTGTTGGTGACGGTATTTATTGCCTGAGATAGTGTGCCCGTTGCTGCGTCTGCATTGATGGTTGCGCCGGTGGACGCGGTGATGCCATAGGTTCCGGCACCTGAGGCGTCTGCTGATTGCGCATTGATGGTTGAGCCTCTGATCGCAATGATGCCATGGGTTTCGGCACCTGAGGCGTTTGCTGCGTCTGCATTGATGGTTGCGCCTTGGGACGCGTAGATGCCATTGGCTCCGGCACCTGAGGCGTCTGCTTCTTCTGCATTGATGGTTGCGCCGTTGGACGCGGTGATGCCATAGGTTCCGGCACCTGAGGCGTTTGCTGAGTGCGCATTGATGGTTGCGCCTCTGTTCGCCCAGATGCCATGGGTTCCGGCATCATTTACTCCTGCCCCAGCCAAAACATCTGCTGAGCTCCCAGCGCCTACAGCCATGATGCCGTGCTTATTGCCGCCTACGTTCGCGACGTCGAATCGAAACAACTGACCAATACGGGGGAGAACGCCGCCCTTGGAAACACCGAAAGCAGGATACGAGTCGGAACCATAATCCGCCGTTGTGAAGTCGGTGGTTAGCGCGGTGTTGGTAATTGTGGTTTCAGCATCCGCACCAGTTATAGTTACCCAGCCTAGGTCCAACCCTCGAACAAGCACCTGTTCTGCCATTGTGAATCCGGTTAGTAGATTGATTGTTGCTGTGATACCTGCACTGTCATAGACCGGCTGTAGCTTGCTCAGATACTCAAGAGCAGCGTTGATTGTCGGATAGTCTCCGCCGGTGCCGACAGTTACGGTGATGTCAGACTGAACCGGCGTAGGCGCAAGCTCCCAATTTACCCCGCCGTCAGTATCGGGGTCAGAACTTCCGACACCGCCAGACTTCAACCGGTAGATTCCGGCCAGCGTAGTGACCACAGACCCCTCGTAATATTCCTGCGCAGCATTCCACTCCGGCACGCCACGTTGATGCAGGTAGGCAATCAGCTGCCCGAGCGTAAACGCAAGGCCGTTAAAATCCTGCTTTGTCGGGTTTTCGTTTACGCCGACAACCCCCCAGCCGCGCAGAAAGTCTGCCGTAATGTTGGCGTCAAGCGTGTCAGACTGCGCAGTATCTCCAAAAATTGTGCGCTCAGTACTCAGCGCATCTGCCGCAAACGCTTCCATGTTTCCGTTGTATCTATCGATTTTTGCCATTAGATAATCACCTTGTTAGCAAACCTGCCGCCAGGCTGGTTGGTTAAGTCAAATTTGTCTGCAAACGGTAAAGCGTTTACGTTGTCGGAAAACCCGAAAGTCTCGCCCGGACCTGCTTGCACAATTACCCCGTACCTTACGCCCTGCGGCTTGGGCAATAAATCCAATCGAATTATAGCCCGTAACTGGTCAAGGTTAAACTGCGGCGAAACATACAGATTAAGCGTCATATCCTTTCTATCAATGACGTACGCTAGGCCGTCGAAAAGAGTATTAATTGCAAGCTGAATCGACAGCCCCTGGTCATCTACGATATAAGGCCCGCCGACGTTTTTGGCAATACGAGCGCGAATAAAGAAACGGTAGGCTGTATCGTCAAGCTGCAAGCTGGTATAGGCACGTTCAAATTTGTCTTGAAATGGTGCCCGGTCTGCCAGCGGCGAAAACTTATCATCAAAGCCGCGAGCGCTTACGTTTTCGTCAAAACCAAAAGCGATTTTAGGCACCACAAAGGGCACTATTCGTTTTATACCAACAATGCGCCCGATGATTTCGAGCCTGTCGCCCGTCGCGTTATCAAGATCAAACTCTTCACTAAATGAATCAATCCACTCAAACGTCTTGCGCCACACGCCCGCCTTGAATGCTATCTCGGCGTTAGCTTTGGGCTTTTCCCAATACTGCTTAATTAGCAGGTTGACGTAATCTGATTCGAAGCTCATTAAATGATCTCCGTTACGGCAACATCTCCGGCAGCAATGCTGAACTTTTCATTCAGGTCTGACAGTATGCGCCCGTCTGTGTACGTCGCCCCGCCGTCTTGGCTTATCTCTAGGTTGGTTGGTATAAAGTTTTCGCCGGCGTTAAACGCTAAGCGGTACAGGTCGCCAGCCAATAGGTTTTCACCGATATTAAAGGTTCTCGCTGCAACAGCCTGACTTATAAGCGCTTCGTCTACCGGGTTCGCGGCATCCTTTCTGGTGGCGTCTAACCGCACAAGTACCGGCACATCAACAGGCCGGTCGAACGTCATGCTGTGAACAATGGTAAAAGTGGTTCCGTTGGGTCGCTTGAAATCCTCGATAAATGTCCCAGTAACAGCCCCCACCATGCCCTTTCCGCCGGTCTTGTTCTTCGTCATCGTCTCAATAATATCCGCCACCGCGCCGCCCTCAACCACTACCCACAAGCTGTGCGCCGGGATGCCGTCGGAGTCAGTCGTGTCCGTGTCGTTTTCGTACACGGCCACATCGGTTACGTTTGGCAGGCTTGCAAGTGCTGTAAACATGCGGCCAGTGCTGGACGACTGCGGAGTCTCTAGTGACCTGTTGCGACGTACCCGCAGATCTTGATCTGCTTCTTCGTCAATGCCTACCGTAGCCGCTGTTGGGTTTGTAACAGACAGCACTCCGATAACAACCGTCACGGGGTTTACTACCGTGGCCGGGCCAGCTTCAACCGCCCCGAAGTTTTCCGCAAAAAGTGTTACGGTTGTTTCGCCTGGCGGGATATCGATAGCATTGAGCGTAGTCCATGCCTGCCCTAAATCATCCTCGACGGCATAATCCGGAGGAAGCGTAAGCGGTCGGTCGGTCGTTACCACAACGTCTACCTGTGAGCGCGTGGCGGGCCTGCGGGATATACCGGCCAATTTAATGATGCTGTTGAGGGATTGCCCGAGTGCAAAATCAGGATCGCGCTGGTTGTATTCGAGTGCGCCGAAGGATTGAGCGTCTAGGACAAGCTGCGTCTCGATTGCTACGCGCTGCCCGTCAGGACTGTCGGGGTCAAGGTTAATATCCTCGCCATAGATCGCCCGGTAGCCCGCTGCCAGTTCGTCATAAATTTCCTGGAACGTCTGAACCTGAATGCCTTCGGGCGTAAACTGTGGCACTGTCATGCGGTGAGCTCCAGGGTCTGCAAATCTTGCTGCGTGAAAACGTCGGTATATTGCAGCTCGATTGTAACACCTCTATTACTGTTCCGCCGAATTATGCCAAGTCTCTGTATTGAGATTACGCCGTCGGTTTGCAGCACGGTTGATTCCACTGCCCGAATGATGCGCTTTTCAGTGCCAGGGTTGCCCAACAATTCGATCCAGTTTACTCCCGCGTCAACGTCCAGATACCAGTCTCCCCGGAACGACCGCAGGCGCGTAAGGATGTTCTGCGCAATGGCATCAGCGTTGCGTTTATATACGGCGCG